GCAGGAGAACCTGAAGCGGATTAACGATCTAGGGTTGAATAGGCACCCCCATATCAAGACTAAGAAGCCTCACAATAAGGGTAAGGTGTGCATTCAAGTGGATGGTAGGAATAGGTATGTGACCTCAGAGAAGCTGAAGGCTATGTATTACGGGGTTAAAGGGGAGGTGTACCCTATTAAGCGGGGTCCACCAGCTCATAACAAAGGGAAAAAACTGATTAATGGAAAATATTCTTAATGACAAAGTTCATGAAGTTCATAAAGTTCATGCCCCCACAAACGAGAAATGTTATTTCTGTCACAGTGAAATCAATCTAGTACCTTGTCACGGACACTACCACTGCACAAAATGCGGTATGCCCTCATTTGGGTGCTGTGAAGGTCTGGTGGAGCAACCAGAAGGTGAGTTAGTTGAAGAGTAATGGAATACAGGAATATTTTGCCCGTTTAGTTTCGGATGATGAGCTATACTTCTATGAAGCCCTCAAGATTGTAGAGTTCGGGACCAAGAAGTTAATACCCTTCCGGTTGAATCTTGTTCAGAAGATTCTCCACGAAATGGCTGAGAAACAACTTAAGGATGACGATCACATCCGCATGATTGTACTCAAAGCCAGACGTTTCGGCATCTCCACATATGTGCAGGCACGTTTCTTTAAAAAATGTGCGACTCAGTTCAACAAGAATGTCCATATAGCCACCCACGATAGAGCTACAAGTGACACGATGTTTGGTATGGCTCGTGTTATGGAGCAGAACTACCCGAAGGTGATCAAACCAGAGCTTATGTACTCTGGCAAAAGAGAATTAACGTGGGCCGCTGACGAAGGGGGTGGTCTAAATAGTAGGTACAAGCTTTCATCTGTGGCTGGGGCTGAGGTTAGGGGTGATGCGATAGACTATCTGCACTGCTCAGAGGTAAGTTCGTGGGGGGAGAATGCGGGAGACTTCGCAATCGGGCTACAGAACTGCGTCTTAAGTGGGTTCAAAACCGAAGTATGGCTTGAATCAACCGCTAAAGGTGTTGGTAATTTCTTTTATGATGAATTCTGGAGAGCTTGGCGGGGTGAAAGCGGGTTCAGGGCGGTTTTCTTCCCTTGGTTCATCTTTCCAGACTATAAAAGAAGCCTAACTACTGAAGAGTCGGATAGTGACAAGTTTTTAAATAGTCTAGGCAGTGAGAAGAGGTATGGAGGATCTAGTGAATCAGACCTTTTAGGGTACTCTAAAACATATGATACAGACAAGAATACGTATAGGTTTGAGATAGGGTTGGAGCAACTCAAGTGGCGTAGAATGACTATAGATACGCAGTGTCAAGGGGACATCTTGATGTTTAATCAGGAGTACCCAGTAACGGAAGAATCTGCATTCATATCATCTGGGAGGTCAGTATTCGATCTTATGGTACTGAACAGGATGCAGTTAAAAATCAATGAATCATATGAAAACAGGCCACCAGATATTTATCATGTCCCAGTAAACGAGTTCAAACACCGTTCTGGGGGTATATATGAAGACAAGAAAATGAAATATTACCTAGACCCCGACAATCTAGGAAACTTTGAGGTTTGGGTCCACCCTGCAGTAGATAGAGAGTATCGTATTGGGTGTGATGTCTCAGAGGGGATAGAGGTGAGCAATAGAGACACAGATTACTCAACGGTATGTGTGATCGATGCTGAGACTTTAGAGCAGTGTTCTTTGTGGAGAGGGAAAATAGACCCAGATCTCCTTGCGTGGGTACTGAGTTCTATAGGGAAGTACTACAATGAGGCGTTAATCGGGGTGGAAAGGAACAATCACGGCTTAACTACATTAACAGCTTTGAGGAATATCCACCAATACCCGAATATTTATTTCGAGAAAGTACTGGATGAGCGGTCCCAGAGGAGACAGAAGAAGATAGGATGGAATACAACGCTTAAATCCAAACCATTATTGGTTAATAATCTTAGGGAATTGATACGTGAAGAGGATATTGAGGTCCACTCAAAGGATATTATTCATGAGTTATCAGCATTTGTGCATCATACAGACGGAAAGATGGGAGCGCAGGCCGGAAATCATGATGATTCTGTTATTGCTTTGGGGATTGCAGTTATGATGTCACAACTTCACCCACCGAGTAGACTGTCTTTAATGCGTAAAAGAGAGAAACACCAAAGAAGTCATATACCTATGATGCAGTATAATTAACTTATGTTAGCTAATCTGAGTTTTTACTGAACTATTTGTTTTCTTTTTTCCGATAATAACGTAAATACTAAGAGTGTTATGGACGGAACCCCTTTAGGGGGTTCCGGTTCCTTATCCAGAACCGTTCATAAACGAAAGGAATAAAATGAGCGACATGAATGATGCGTTTTGGCATAAAGGCCAACGTAATATGGTTGGTAGCAGGTGTTTTAGTACAGGGATTCTTGCTATGCATGCCTCTACAAAGAATGATGTTAAAACAACTGGTGCGGTAGCGTATTCGCTTGCTGATACAGGTGGTATTTACAGTAAAGCAGCGACAGCTCAGGTCGATATCTCTGGTTTGGGTGCTGTCCATAGTAATAATCCGCAGGTTGACATTACCGATGATTCAAGTTCTTCAACCCGAACTGTAAGGCAAAGTGCAGTCGGACTATCGGTTGCCGATGATTATCATGTTTATATACTTTTTACATTAGACTCTGGTGGAACTGTACGAGTTTATGCTGGGGAGTCTGTTGCTATTACTGCGACAGCTAAACGTCCAGAGTTAGACTTGAGCGCAGAAGCTTGCTTCGGTCAGCTTTATTTAAAGAACGAGACTGGTGGTGCAATTGTTTTTGGCACAGCCCTTCTTGATGCAAGTGGGACTACTGCGACTTTTACAAATCTTAGTTTTCCACCGTCTGACTGATAGGTGAATAATGGGGGTGAGGGTGTGCTTTAGCCCCTTACCCTCCCGGCATACCTGATCCCCCTGTATTATGGCTGAAGACTTTATAGACGAATCTCAGATTGAAACCGATAGCTTAGCTGAGCTTGTTCAGATTTATTTTGAGCAGGCAAAGGAGTATCGGGTTGAAGATGAGATCACGTGGATGAATGCCTACGATGCATATCGTGCAAACTATCCAGAACGTGTAGACCGACTTGTAGAGCTTGCTAAGACTAGGGGCGTTTTTATTCACCTCGTCAGGAGAAGGGTAAATTCAGCAAAGGTAAAGATCAGTTCCTTGCTGTTTGAATCTGGTAAGATCCCATTTGAAGTCACCCCTAATCTTAGACCAAAGTTTATCCATCCAGATATACAACAACTCCCAGCAGAGCTTGCACTTGAGGAAATCAAACAGCGTGCTGAGCGTATGGAGTCCGAAATTAGGGATGTACTCGGTAAATCCAACTATGTTGACATTATCAACGACACCATTCTTGAGATGTGTCTCTATGGGACCGGAGTTACCAAATCAATTGTACTGAAAAAACACAACTACCCTGTCTACAAGACAGCATCCCAAGACCCGAATGTGATACAAGCTGAGGATATGCTCGAGAGTGAGCTTATCCCAACAGTGGAGAATGTCAGTATTTGGGATATATTCCCCGCACCCGAAGCAAAATCCATAGATGACTGTGACTGGGTTATCCACAGAGCGCACTATTCCGTCCAACAATTGCGAGGACTATCCTCTCAGAACGGATTTATCGAAGAAGCTATTGAGGAAGTTATTGCTACAGGCAAGGGAGCAGAAGAAGGTTCTGACCAAAGTGAGAACCCGTCTCGTTATATGAGGCGAAGGGGTGATCGAGTAAAAGAGTATGAGGTTCTTGAGATGTGGGGTGATATCCCCGCAGAGGAGCTGGAACCCTATATGGATATCCCAGAGGGAACACGCTTCAACTTGTCTGTGTGTGTTACAGTATGTGGGGGTAAGGTTCTACGTGCTGTTCTCAACCCGTTTGACGGTCGTATCCCTTTTGATCTGTGCTACTGGGAAAGGAATCCTGATAGCGTATGGGGAGACGGAATTTATTTTAGTATCAGAGATTTACAGGATTTGACGAATTTTGCATTTGCACAAGTTGTGGAGGCAAAAGCTTTAGCATCCAATCCTATGTCTGTAATAGATCCGCAGGCATTTGATGAGGGCGAAGATATTGAGACTGTATATCCCGGTAAGATCATGAGGCTCCGGCCCGGAAATGATGTGAATTCAGCTTACCGATCAGTAGTTATACCAGATGTTTCTAGTGGGTTGGTGGAGCTAATCTCCCTAATGGAGAGGCAGGCTGACTTGGCATCTGGGCAGTCAGCAATTGGGTTGGGAGAGTCATCTCAGTACCAGACTAAAACTGCAACAGGGATGAGTATTCTCCAGTCTAACTCGAGCAAACTAACCGCAGAGGTTGTCCGATCTGTGTCAAATATGGTGACACGTAATATTCAGGCAATCTACCATTGGGTGATGGCTGATTCACAAGATTCTTCACTAAAAGGGGATTACGATTGCTTAAGTACTGGGTTTATGCAATATGTTAGTAAAGAGGTCCACAACACACAGCTTCTAAACTTACTGAATGTGATGAACCAGAACCCAGATTTACGTGAACACGTGCATACAGATAAGTTGGTTTCTCCAATATTCAGAGCTTTCAGTCTGGAACCGGAAGGTATAGTTATGACTGCAGAGGAGAAGCAAGCTAAAGATCAAGAGCAACAGCAAATGGCCCAGCAGGCTATTATGGTCGAGATGGAAGCCAAAACTGGCATGATGAAGGATCAAGCTATGTTACAGGAGAAGATGGC